GGTGAATAATGCTATCAAAGCAAGAGCAATCGATGATGCACATGCTGAAAATATCAAGCTTGCTGCTGATGTTAAGCGGTTGCAGCACGCAGCCAGTGGCAGTAACCGCACCATGCCCAAAACCAGTAATTCCTGCCAGTGTGCAAGCTCAACCACCACAAGCGGATTTTCAGACGAGGGTATCAACCTTCTTGTCGAACTGGCAAGGGAAGCTGATGATGCGGCAAGATACGCAAATGCCTGTCACAACTGGGCGGTAGGTGTTACGCAAGAGTTAAATTAGACTACGGTTGAGACCTACTAGATAAACTGAAGAAGTAATGATATACTACACCAATAATAATTTAAGGTATTGATATGGCAGTTGATAAATCAAAACTACTACAGTCTTTAAAGGCTGACCTGACTAACGCTACACCTACAAAGAAACAGTGGGATATGAAGCGTAGGGAATGGACTAATCAGCACAATGGTGAGAAGTATGGAAATGAAGAAGCTGGTAAGTCTGCTATCGTCAGTAGAGATATCAAGAAGCAGAGCGAGTGGCAACATGCGAGTATTATTGATCCGTTTGTAAGTAGTTCAGATGTGGTTAAGTGTTTACCGATTACGTCGGAAGATGCACATGCTGCTAGGCAGAATCAACTATTACTGAATACACAATTCTGTAGACGATTTGATAGGTATAATTTCATGGCTAAGGCTGTGAAGGTACTAGATATGGAAGGTACTGCTATTATCCAGACAGGCTGGGATTACCAAGAAGAAAAGGTAATGGCTGATGTCGAGGTAGTTGAAGTAGATGAATACGGTCAACAGTTTGTTACTACAAGAAAAGAAGAGCAGACTGTAGTGAAGAGGAACCAACCTACAGCAAAGGTTTGCAGGAATGAAGATATCTACATTGATCCTACTTGTGAAGATGACATGGATAAGTGCCAGTTCGTTATCTATAGATATGAGACAGATATATCTACACTGAAAAAAGATGGTAGATATAAGAATTTAGGGAGAGTAGCTCAAAGTCTAGGCCAAACTAGCTACGATTACGATTATAGACCAGAGGACCAGACAAGGTTTCAGTTCAAGGATGATGCTCGTAGGAAAGTGATTGTACATGAGTACTGGGGTAACTATGATGTGGATGAAGATGGTGTAGCTGAACCTATTGTATGTGCTTGGGTGAATGATACTATTATTCGGTTGCAGGATAATCCGTATCCTGATGGTAAGCCCCCGTTCCTTGTGGTGCCGTTCAACGCTGTACCGTTCCATATATTTGGCGAAGCTAATGCGGAGTTGATTGGTGACAACCAGAAGATCAAGACTGCTATTATGCGTGGTTTGATTGATAACATGGCACAGAGTAATAATGGGCAGGTGGGTGTAAGGAAAGGTGCACTAGACCCGGTGAACAGAAAGAAGTACCTGTCAGGTAAGAGCTTCGAGTACAATGGTACTAGGGATGACTTCTGGCAGGGTAGCTTCAACCCGTTACCTAGTTCAGCATTTGATATGCTAGGTATGATGAACAATGAGATTGAGAGTTTAACTGGAGTTAAGAGCTTTAGTGGCGGGATCAATGGTGCTAGCCTAGGTCAGACAGCTACAGGTGCTAGAGGTGCTATGGATGCTACCTCGGTACGTAGGATGAATATTGTAAGGAATATTTCGGAGAACTTAGTTAAGCCACTGCTAAGAAAGTGGATGGTATATAATGCTGAGTTCTTGGAAGAGGAAGAAGTAGTTAGGGTTACTAATGAGAAATTCGTACCTGTTCGTAGGGATGACTTGGATGGTAGTATAGATATTGACTTGTCTATTAGTACTGCGGAAGATGACGCAGCTAAAGTACAACAGTTAAGTTTTCTGTTGCAGACGCTTGGTGCTGGACTAGATCCTGTGATTACGAAAGAGTTGATGGCACAGATTCTGGAACTAAGTAGATTACCTGACCAAGCTGCTAACTTGAGGAAATATGAACCACAACAGGATCCAATGGAACAACAGATGAAGCAGTTAGCTATGGAGAAGATGAAGGCTGAGATCGAGAAGATGAGAGCTGACGTTACTGATAAGATGGCTAGGGCGCAAGAAAATGAAATTGACGCACAGTTGAAACAACAGAAAGTACAGGTTGAGGCAGCTAAGGCCAGGAATTTGAATAGTACTGCTGACTTGTCGGACCTAGAGTTCCTAGAGAGGGATAGTGGTACAAGTGCTAGGGAAAGAATGCAAGAATTACAAGCTAAGCATGAGCATGAAATGAATAAGTTACAGGCTGAGTACTTGGCTGAGTTTGATAAAAAGACGTTTGGTATTGTAGCTGACCACGAGGTAGCTAGATTGAAACGTAAGTAAGAATATGTGGCGGAAGGTATCAGATACAGTTATTACACAAGACCAGATGCCACAGTTAATTAAGTAAGGAGTAGGACATGGGTGAAGAAGAAATGGGTTTAGCACAAAAAGCAGCAGCTGATGGTGCAGGTGGTATGGGTCAACAGATGCCTACACTAGAAGAACTAGTTCAGTTGTTGATGCAGGGTATTACTCCTGAAGAACTAGCTGAAGCAGGTGTACCTACACAGTTAATCCAACAAGCTATTGCGATGGCTCAACAGATGGCACAGGCTCCACAACAACAACAAGCTTTACCTGCACAAGGCTTAGCAGGTAAAGCTGCTATGGGTATGTAATGGATGGGTTAGCTTACCAACTTGCAGTTATGCAAAGACCGCAACAAAGATCACCAGTAGACATGGTTACTGGTGGTCAGTATGGATTCAGGTATAACAGTAATCAACCTAAAGGTAACGGTTGGTTAGGTAACGTAGGCTCAGGTGATACAGCAGTTACAGAATACTCTACTGAATACAAAGGTAGAGAAATACCTACACTAATTCCTGGACTTAGTAAAGAGCAGGTAGCTACTGTAGTTAAAGAAGCAACTACTGGTGAAAGACAAAACCTGGATAGTACTATCGGTTTAGCTCGTAAGTTTGCTGATGATAGAGCACAACTAGGCTATGGACCATTCAAGGACTAGGTATGAAAGAAGTATTGATAGATAAAGCTGTTATTGAGGTACAATTATGAACATTATTGGATCACAACCTATTACAAGACGCACTGTTAAATCAGGTACCTACGGAGTGTCTGCTCCTATAATACCTATGCAACCAAGAATATCATTTGAAGAAGCTGGTAGGGATGCACAAGGAGCGTTATTGGAACATCAACAGGATGTAATGCGTAGTAACGAGGCTAATAGGTTTAACAGTGAGTGGAATAGTTACCCAGAACAGAAAGTAAGTGCTATGGTACCACAGGCTATACGTGGGGTTACTCCTGATGTAAGTATGTTTGGTAAGGCTGATATCTACGCTTCACCTAGTAAAAATACAGCTTCTGGTACCTACTCTTCACCCAGTAAAAGGTCAGCCTCTAATGAGGACGTAATGGAAAAGCAGCGTATGTTGAATAGACAACTAGGCACTAATCTCAAAGTTGATGGTATTGATGGGCCTAAGACACAGAAAGCTATGGGTATGTGGACTGCTAGGCAGGAATCGGATATTCGTAGAGTTGGTGCAGAAGAGACGGCTTCTAGTCAGGTACAAGCACCAGCGGCTCAACCATCAGTTGTTCAACCACAGCCACAATTAGCACAAGGTGGTTGGGGTTATAATCAAGGAGCTACTGATAGGATGCACCAACAATGGTTAAATAATGAACTACCAGAGGGTACTATCCCTACTGCTGTGTACGATGGTCCACCGGAAGGATTGGCTGCTAAGGTAGCTGGTTGGTTTAGGTAGTAGAATAGGATATGTAGTATGGCGTTAATTGATAATTTTATGATCGTCCCTGAGTCAAATACCACAACAAACAACGGTATGAACGTGGGGATGGGTGCTAGGCTTAGTAGTGCTACTGAAGGACTTGCTGCACATTTAGCAGGTAAATATGTTGGAAGTGCTGATGGGTTTAATACGTCGTATGACCCTTTTGATAGATTACGTCCAGAGACTAAAGAAGGTAGTGTTGGTGTGTCTTTACCTGTAGGCAGAGGTAATGTAGAGTTATCTAGAGATATTAGGGAAATGCCTGCCTATGGTTCGTCAACTAATAGTAATAGTATTACACTCAACAGTAACGGTGGTAACTACGGTGGAACTTACTTTGGTGATGATGGGTATAAAGGAGCTTATGCAGGTTACCAAGTAACTCCTAATACGTCAGTTAATGGTAACGTTAACCTAGATCCTCATGATAAAGTTACTAATGCTTTATTACAGCTACGTCATACGTTCTAGGAGCTTGATATGGAAGAAGGTTTAGCTAGTAAAGCGGCAGGTACTCAGATGTATAATAGTAGTAACAACGCTACTAACCATTACTATGCAGGTACTGTAGATAAACCGGAAGGATTAGCAGCAAAAGTAGTCAAGGGTGTGGCCAGGACAGCTACAGGACTTTTACCGAAAGAGAAGATACAACCATCCGCTATAACTACTGCAGGTATAAGGGGATAGGTATGGCTTGCAAGAAAAAACCAAAGGTAAATAAATGAGCACAGTTAATGAAGTAGATGCTTACAATACTATACTTGGTAATGGTAAGTATGGAAGTACTGATAAACCTATTACTCAGATGACTATGGGTGAACTGTATGACTTTGGTAGGAATACTCTTATACCTAATACTAGGGATAATGAGCAACTAGGTTTGAAGGGTACAGGTAGGGGTAGTAGTGCTGTAGGTGCTTACCAGATTGTTGGTGATACTATGCAGGATGTAGGTAGTAAACTGTATGGTGATAACTGGCGTAATACTCAGTTTAGTCCTGAAGTGCAAGATAATATGGCTAAGGTGATCTACGACAGGGCAGATAAAGCTAATCTACACAAAGTGTGGACCAGTCTGCCTAAGGGTGATTATAACAATTCGTCGTTTGATGATATGAGAGGTGTGATTCAGAAAGGTGAAAGTGGTGGTACTGGGTACTATACACCTACTAGTAATCAGACTAAGGTTGGTAGTGTAGTTCAAACTACTCCTGTAGATAAACCTATTTCGGCTTTGTTACCGGTTGATATAAGTACTGCTAGAGCTTCGTATGAGGATGAGCAGGCTAGGATTGCTGCAAGTAGAGCTGAGCTAAATGGTCATAGAAGTGCGTTGTATCCTGAAGATGATGGACTGTTTAAGTTTGCTATGCCTAAAGCCGTTGATGTAAGTAAGTGGATTACTCCTATAGGTAAGAGTAATAAGCCATTAAGTGTTGGGGCTAAATCTGTGAAGAGGATGTCATTTACATGATGATTAGTAGTTAGGTGTTGACATAGACATGTATATGTGTATAATCCAATAGCATGCGATATTGCATGTAACTACTAACTAGGAAAGGAACTCATAATGAGCAATCTAACCCCAGATGAAATGAAACTATTTGAAGCAGAAAACAACTATTGGGCTGAACTAGCTAATGCGCTAGAAGAGCTAGAAAAGAACCCACACTTTAAGAAATTGATTCTTGAAGGGTACTTTAAGGACTTTGCGGTTAATCAGACAAGTATGTTAGCTACTGATTATGTACGGAAGTCTGGGGGTCGACCTGAGATTATGGAACGCTTGATTGCGATTTCAAATTTGCAGGATTGGTTTACCACAGTGAAGCAACTCACTACTTCGTTCACAGAAGAACAAGAAGAAGAAGAATAAGGAGTAGGTTATGGATATGTGGGATATGAACGATGAGGAGTTGGAAGAAGCCTTCCGCGCTGCCAAGGCAGCTGTAGGTGATGAACTATCTACTAATAATGAATTAAGTAATGCTACTAGTGAGCAGGACTATGATGATCAGGACAACCTCGAAAAAGGCTCCGATCATGATGGTGCAGAAGATGATGTGGATGAGGCAGATGCTGAAGAATCTACGAATGTAGGAGGTGAGCTTGACGGAGACACCACTGCAGATGGAGATCAACCAGAGGCTAATGATGAGTCTGCAGAAGCGGAAGCACAACCAACGCAGATGTACAAGTACAAAGCTAATGGTAAGGAGTATGAGTTTACTGCTGATGAGATTATGGAGAGGTTCCCGCAGGTCTTTGGACAAGCAATGGACTATACTCGTAAGATGCAAGGTATTAAACCGTGGCGACAAACTATTGATGCACTTGAGCAAGCTCAATTGGGTCATGATGATGTGAACTTGATGATTGATGCGTTGAAGGGGGACAAGGCTGCTATTGCAAACATTCTGAAACGAACAGGTGTAGACACCCTCGATTTAGATGTGGAAAATACTGGTTACGTACCTAAGAATTATGGTCGTGACGAAAGTGCACTGGCTATTAAAGATGTAGTAGATGAGATTAGTAGAGACCCAGAGTATACAACTACTCATACGGTATTAGCTAAGCAATGGGATGATGCAAGTTGGGCAGTGATGTCTAAACAACCTGGATTAATCCGTGATTTACATACCGATGTTAAGAGTGGGTTGTACTCAGTTATTCAACCGATTGCAGAAAAGATGAAGTTGTATGAAGGTGGTAATTCAGGTAGATCTGATTTAGACTACTACAGAATGGCTGCTATAGAGCACTTAGGAGGAGTACGACAACAGGCTAGATTACAACAAGCTCAAGCGCAACAGGTAAAAACTGTTAAGACGCAACAAGCTCAGAAAGTAGCTAGTGTGAAACAAGCAGAAGTGAAAAGGGTAGCTACGGCTGCTGCTTCTGAGAAACGAAAAGCTGCCGCACCTACAAGAGCAGGTAGTGGCAAAACTGGTGTAACTGATTATCTGTCAGGTAGTGAAGAGGATTTCGATTCTTGGTACAACAATCTACAGAACAGTCAGTAAGATGATTGACTATAGTTAATAAGGAAAATAACTAATGGCTACAAATGTTTATGGTAATGGTACCACTACAGCATCTGCGGGTGCTAATAACGTTGTTATCTATTATGACATTGCTGGTGTAAAAGCTGCTAACGCGCGTAATATTTATCAACAGTTTGCGTCTCGTAAAGATATGCCAACTAATATGGGTAAAACCTTCAAGATCAGTAAGTTCTTGAAGATGTATGATCGTGATCAGTTCGATGCAAATGGTTTAGTAACTGCTGATTTCGCTAAGTATGGTTACTTAACAGGTCGTGCATTCAATGATGTACAGTCAAGCTTGACTGCTGCTGCATTGTCAGAAGGTGCTGGTTCTACCAACCAACGTTCAATTAAGAAAATTACTATGCAAGCTTCTTTAGCTCGTTACGGTGAAATGATTGAATACACTGATGAAGTTGAGTTATTCTCTGAGGATATGATTCAGGTTCGTTACCGTGAAGAATTAGGTGATCTAGCCAACCAACGTATGGAAGATTTGTTGCAGTTGGACATGTTGTCTACTCCTACTCGTATGTACTCTGGTGTTGCTACTAGTCGTGCTACTGTAGGTGGTTCTGTGGTTGCTGATGGTTCTACTGACGCTACTGCTCGCGTCAGTTACGATTTGATTCGTACCGCTACTCGTAAGTTGTTAGCTAACCGTGCTAAGAAGAAGACTTCTATGGTTGAAGGTTCTACTAGCATTGGTACTAAACCAGTTGCTTCTTCTTACTACGCTGTAGTAGGTTCAAGTGTCAAGGCTGATCTGGAATCGTTGACTCGCGGTGCTACGTATGAGAAAGAGTTCGTATGGAATCCTGTTGAGAAGTACGGTAATGCTAAGTCGTTGGCTGAAGGTGAAGTAGGCTCTATACATGAAGTTCGCTTCATTGAGTCTGAATCTGCGATTACCTATAGCGGTGCTGGTGCTGCTGTACCTACTAACTACGTTGGTAACCTACAGTACACTGGTACTATCGGTACTGATGCTACATTCGATGTGTTCCCAATTTTATTCCCTACTGAAGGTGCATTCGCTACTGTTGGTTTGAAAGGTAAAGGTAAGATTACATTTAATTCTGCTGCTCCTGGTGATGTAAGCATTGTGAACCCTTATGGTACTAAAGGTTTCTTCTCTTACAACTTCTTCTATGCTGGCCTTATTTTGGAGCCTGAAAAGCTTCTAGTAGTAGAAGTTGCTGCTAG